AAGGAATAGTTAAATTAATGTTGATTTTATTGAGGTGATTACATTTCTTGCACATCTTAAACAAAGTTATTACACATGAAACAACAAGAGAACAAAACAGCAACACTATTGATAACCTTTTAATTATCATTACTCATTCTGATATTGATTATTTATCGGAATTGAATACAACCTGATTATAATTGCTAAAAACTAATTAGATTTACTAGATATGGGGGTTTTGATTGACCGATACCCCATTTTTAGATTGTTGGGTTAGAATAAAATTGATACTAGGTACATATAACTAAAATGGATAATTTGATATTAAATACTATTATTTTTATTTTGACCGATAAGGACACAAACAAACCAGTTGTTGTTACACACTTTCATGGTTTTGACACAGAAGAAGAAGCCATTAGATTCTCAGACTATTTAAAGGAACAATTCGTTGACGATTATCCTGAGAATGAAAGAACAATTCACTGATGGGGGGTTTTGTTTTAAAATGAAGCAAATTGTTATTCCTTACAGACCAAGAGAAATCCAAAAATTTTTGCACAAAAAATGTGATGTGAACCGGTTCAATGTAATCATAGTTCACAGAAGGGGAGGCAAAACCGTATTTGCCATAAACCATTTAATTAAGGCTGCACTTACAAATCCTAAACCTTATCCAAGATACGCTTTTATCTCTCCTTATCGTCTGCAAGGAAAGAGTACCGCTTGGGATTATATGAAACAATTCTCAGCAGCTGTGCCAGGAACGAAATTCAATGAGTCTGAATTAAGGGTAGATTTTTCAGTTAACAATAGTCGTATTCAAATCATAGGTGCTGAAAATAGTTCGGCAATAAGAGGACAATACTTTGATGGAATAATCGTAGATGAAACACAAAACATTAGTCCTGATTTATTTGATACCATCTTAAGACCCTGCCTTTCTGATCGGAATGGTTTCGCAATCTTCATTGGTACGCCAATGGGAAGAAATTGGTTTTTTCAATTACATGAACAAGCCAAGCATACCAAAGGTTGGTTCACAGCAATATTTAAGGCAAGTGAAACGAACATCATAGCAAAGGAAGAATTAGAAGCTGCCAAAGCAACAATGAGTAGCGAAGCGTATGAGCAAGAGTTTGAGTGTTCATTTCAAGCCGGTATATCTGGTTCTTATTATGGAAACATAGTTGAGGATTTAGAGAAGAATAACAAAGTAACAGACTTTGAAATAGATTATGATTATGAAACGGAAACATGGTGGGATCTAGGAATGAATGATTCTACGGTTATCATCTTTGCTCAAAGAAGACCTGATGAAATAAGGATTGTTGATTGTTATGAAAACTCAAGCGAAGGCTTAGAGCATTATTTCAATGTCTTAGATGAGAAAGGATATAATTACATTAAGCACATAGCTCCACATGATATTAGGGTTAGGGAGATAGGAACGAATAAATCAAGATGGGAGACCGCAAGAGAAATGGGTCTAGAATTTGACATAGCACCAAAACTTAGTGTAGAAGATGGTATTGAACAGGTAAGAAGACTTTTACCTAAGTGTTTGTTTCATAAAAACAATTGCAATAAATTAATAGAAGCATTAAAATCATATTGTAAGCGTTGGGATGAAAAAAACAATTGTTTTAGAAATAAGCCTACTCATAATTGGGCTAGTCATTTCTGCGACAGTTTTAGATATGGTGCTATCGTAGAACCGATAGAGAGAAGTGATTGGTCTAAGCCGATCAGAGTAAATACGAATTACATAGTTTAATATGGCAAAGAAAAAAATAATCGAAATAGCAGATCCAAAATTAAGAAGTATTCTTAGCGGTCAAATACAAAACGCACTAGGTTATGTTGGCGGTCAACTTTCTGACTCAAGAAAAAAATCAATTGAATATTATTTAGGAGACAAGTTAGGAACTGAGATTGATGGCAGATCCCAAGTCGTAAGTACAGACGTAGCTGACACAGTTGAAAGTATCTTGCCTAATCTGTTAAGGGTTTTTACTGCGTCAGACAAAGTCGTAAGATGCGAACCGGTAACAGGCGAAGATGTTCCTCTTGCCGAACAAGCAACTGCTTATCTTAATCATGTCTTTTACAAAGACAACAATGGTTTTCAATTATTATATAATTTTTTTAAAGATGCTTTAATTGAAAAAAATGGTTTCTTAAAAATTTATTATGATGAGTCTGAAAGCGTTGAGCATGAGACTTATAAAAATTTAAGTTCTGAGCAATACGATTCCTTATTAGAAGATACTAAGGATGAGATCGAAGTGGTTGAGCAAGAAGAAACTGAAAACGAATATGCAAGGGAACAATACGAAGATGCAATTGAAAAATTAGAAGAACAAGGTTTAGATACTTCTCAAGCAAAAGAACCTGACTTTTCACTTTACAATTTAAAGATTAAAAGAGTTAAGAAGAATGGAAAGATAAAAATTGAATCCATTCCACCTGAAGAATTTTTAATTGATCGAACAGCTAAGACGATTGAAGAAGCAGATTTCGTTTCTCATAAAGCTCTAATGACAAGATCACAAATTATTGAAATGGGATTTGATGAAGATGAAGTTATGGAGTTACCAGCTTCTAACATTGACATTTACAACAATGAAGAAATTACAAGAATAAGAAACATTGATGATTATCCAATTAATACACCAACGGATAAATCAACTGAGAAAGTTTTAATTTACGAAAGCTACATTCGTTATGATTATGATGGTGATGGCATAGCAGAATTAAGAAAGATCATATCAGCAGGTGATGATGGTTATTCTGTTTTATCTAATGAGCCTTGCGACTCTGCACCTTTCGTTTCCATAACTCCAATTCCAATGCCACATAGATTTTATGGCAGATCAATTGCTGAGTTAGTAGAAGACATTCAATTAATGAAATCAACTGTGATGAGACAATTATTAGATAATATGTATTTAACTAATAATAACAGAGTTGCGATTATGGATGGTATGGTCAATATGGATGATTTATTGACGACAAGACCTGGCGGTGTAGTTAGAACGAAACAACCACCTAGCCAAGTGATGCAACCTTTAACAGCTCAACCCATTTCAGAACAAGCATTTCCATTATTATCTTATTTAGATTCTGTCAGAGAAGTAAGAACTGGTATTTCAAAACAAGTTCAAGGATTAGATCCTGATACTTTAAACGCAAAAACTGCAACTGGCGTTAATGCCTTAATGACGCAAACGCAAATGCGTTCAGAATTAATTGCAAGAATTTTTGCTGAGACCGGTGTAAAGGATTTATTTAGAAAAATTTTTGAATTAATGGTTAAGTATCAAGATCAAGAAAGAATTATTATGTTAAATAATCAATACGTTCCTGTAAGACCTACGGAATGGAAAGATAAATTTAACATTTCAATCGTTGTTGGTTTAGGAACAGGTTCTAAAGAACAACAAATCATGATGTTAAACAATATTTTAGAAAGACAATTACAGGCTTTCAACTTACAAGGTGGAAAAGAAATGCCAATGGTAACATTAAAGAACATTTACAACACACTTTCTAAGATCATTGAGAACGCAGGTCTTAAAAACGTTGAAAGTTACTTCGTTAATCCTGATATTGGTAAACAATTAATGCAACCACCTGCTCCTCCACCATTAACACCAATTGAAAAAATTGAATTTACTAGAATTGCAAGTGAAGAAAAACGAAAAATTGCAGATTTAGAATTAAAATACAAAGAATTAGAACAAAAACGTCAAGCAGACTTGTTAGAATTTGAAGCTAAGATAAAAGATATTGCTTTAAAATATAATACTCAGCTTGATACAACGAAAATCAAGGCAGATGCAGATTTAGATAAGATGATTGTTGCAGGAAATAGTAAGATACTTGAACAAGCACAAAAATCTGCTAGTATGTTAGGCAAACAGGTACAAGGATTAAATGGAAACCAAAGACCAGGCACAGAGATCGCAGGAACTGAGCAGATCCAGCCAGGCGAAACAGATTTTAGAGAATAATCTTTTTAAAGAGGCAATCGAATCTCTTAAAAAAATTTATTCTGAAGCACTATTAGAAAAAACAGGTGCGAAAGAAAGCGATACAAGGGAAAAACTTTGGATCGCATATAATGTTGTAGGTAAAGTTGAGCAACATTTGAAAAGTATTCTTGAGACAGGAAAATTAGCTGAGAAGCAATTAGAAATTTTCCGAAAAAATCAACAAGAAAAAAAATTTTAACCACCTACGGTTAAAATAAGCCAAGTCATTAAGACAGCTTAACATAGGAGACAATAAAATGTCAGACAACAACCCATTACTGACAAGTGCGTCAGTACAAGGTGCTGCAAAATCTATTGAAGGATTATTGAACTCAAAAGGAGTTATCGCTAACCCTCAAAAAGAAGCAACACCAGTTGAACCAAAAGAAACTGAAGCGAAAGCAGATGATAATCAAGAAGTTCAACAGCAACCTGAAGTTCAACCTGAAGAACAGGAAACTTTAGTCGAAGAAGAAGCATCAGAAGAAAATGCTAATGAAGACCAAACAACCGATACACACCAAGTTAAAGTTAATGGTGAAATTATCGAAGTTGACCTTGAGGAATTAAAGGCAGGTTATCAAAAGGATGCTGACTATAGACGGAAAACAGAAGAAATAGCTCTTGAAAGAAAAGAGTTATCTTTTGAAAAAGAACGTCTAGCAAAAGCAATGTCTAGCAAGATGGAAGATTTAAATTCTCTTGTGTTGACTTTGAACGCTGAAGTTAATAGCGATATAAATGCCAAAGAACTTGATAGGCTTTGGGATGAAGATCCAACTGAAGCTGCTAGAATTGATCGAAAGATTCGAAGAAGGAGAGAAACACTTTCTCAAGCTCAGAAGAAACTTAGAGAAAATCAAGAAGCACAGTTTCAGGAAATTTTAAAAGAGGAGCAAAAGAAGGTAGCTGTAAAGTTCCCTGAATTGCAAGATCCTGTAAAAGGTAACTCTTTAAAAACAGGCATGGTTAATTATTTGCTGTCTAAAGGTTTCTCAGAGAGAGACGTTAATGCAGTTTATGATTCAAGAATGTTTGAAGTGATCGTTGATGGAATGAAATATCAAGATAACAAAAAGTTGAAACCAACTTTAGTTAACAAAAAAGTAAAACCATCTAAAGTTATTAGGTCAGGTGTCAAAACGACAAAAGAAGAAATAAATCAGCAATCTAGGTTAGACAAAATTAGAACGCTTAAGAAGTCAGGAAGTCCAAAAGACGCAACTGATTTATTAATGCGTTATTTATAAACAATAACCTAACAAAGGAAATACAATGGCTGTATATAAAACATACGACACAGTAGGTATAAGAGAAGACTTAGCTGATATTATTTATAATATATCACCTACAGAAACTCCTTTTATGTCTGGTGTTGCAAAAACAAAAGCGACAAATACATCTCACCAATGGCAAACAGATGCGTTGGCTGATGTAGCTGCAAATGCTGCGGTAGAAGGTGCAACAATCACTTACCCAACATTATCAGCAACAACTAAAGAAACTAACTACACTCAGATTTCTACAAAAGCTGTTCAAGTATCAGGAACAAATGATGCTGTAACATCTGCTGGAAGAAATAATGAGTTAGCTTACCATGTAGCAAAATCTGCGAAAGAATTAAAAAGAGATATGGAAACTGCTCTTTTATCTAACGTAGCTTCAGCTGCTGGAGACGCTACAACTGCAAGAACATTAGGTGGAGTCCAAACTTGGATCGAAACTAACGTTGACGCAGGTGCTGGTGGATCTGGTGCTGGTAACGGTGCTGCTAGGGTTGATGGAACTCAAAGAGCTTTTACTGAAGATCAGTTAAAATCAGTTCTTAGAGCTTGTTTCAACGAAGGCGGAAACCCAAACATGGTAATGGTTGGTGCTTTCAATAAGCAAAAACTTTCTGGTTTCACAGGCGGATCTACAAGATTTGACCAAGCTGAAGACAGAAGATTGGTAACTTCAATTGACGTTTATGAGTCAGACTTTGGAACATTACAAGTTGCTCCAAACAGATTCATCAGAGGTGCAAATGCTACTTCTGCTAAAAGAGGTCAAGATGCTCTAGTCCTAGAGATGGATTACTGGGCAGTTGCCTTCTTAAGAGACTTCAGTTTACAGAATCCTGCACAAACTGCTGACGCAGATCAGAGATTCATGGTTGCTGAGTACACTCTTGAGTCAAGAAACGAAAAAGCAAGTGGATTAGTTACAGATTTAACTACTTCATAATCTTAATTGTGTTTGGTGGTGTAACCTTAAAAAACTACACCACCGACACTTAACCAAAGTTGAAGTCTTAGTGAGGTTATAGGCGGAACAACAAACGGAGAAAAAAAATGAGAACATTAAACGATTATTTTATAACTGCTGAAATTGAAGACATTAGTACAGCTTCATCTACATTTGTTGCAGTACCTGATGGCGGAAAAGTAATAAAAATCTTAACTGCTTTACAAGGTGCTATTTCAGGTGCAGACGCTGGTATTTCTTTTGAAATCGGTGGAACTGCTATGACTAATGGCGGAATAACAGTTGCTTATGATGGTTCAGCTGCTGGAGATGTAGATACATCTGCACCAACTGCTGCCAACAGAGTTGAAGAAGGACAAGCTATCGAAATGATAACTGATGGTGCTTCTACTGGAACTGCAAAACTTCTTGTGACTTTTGTTATAAGAAGATAATAATAATTTAGGGAGGTTGCTTAGCGGTAATCTCCCTTTAATAAGGAGAAAAAAAATGGCTTATAATTATGGCTTAAGACCTGGCACAACACAAAAAGTTTCACCAAGCGGAAGCTCTGTTGCAACTTCAAATGGATTTGGTTCTCAAACTGAATACGTTAGAGTAGCTGCTGATGCAGACGTTCATATTGTTTTTGGTGGTACACCAACTGCTACAACAAGTGATATATTTTTACCAGTTGACAAACCTGAAATTTTCAAAGTTTCACCAGGTGAAAAAATGGCTGCGATTGGCACTGCAAATGTTTCAGTTACTGAAATGAGTGCATAGTGGCTAAAAAGAAAAGTAGTATAGGTGTTGTAGAATTATTAAAAACAACACCTAAAAAAAGACCTGGTCGTCATGCTAAACATTACAGCAAAAGATTACCAAGTCGAAAAGATTATAGAGGTCAAGGAAGATGAGAGATACAGTTGTAGATGGTTTACAGAAAACATCTTACGGAATTGACGATAAAGAAAAAAAGATTGTTGTTAAGGAAGAAGTAAACATCAATCCTCATCTTAAACATAACAAAGCCTTATATAATTTAAATGATGGTTATTCTAAGAGTAAAGAACTCAAAAGAGTAGCATCTATTCCTACTATTGCTTTATCAGTTTGGGCAAATGAATTTGATTCAAACAGTAAAGGTAATTGGTGGGGATTACCAAAAGAAGTACAAAAAAAAATATTAAAAAATAAACTTAATAGTAATGAGTTTAGATATTTTAGAACAGCACAAGGAAAAATATAATGGCTTTATCAAATTATTCAGAACTTAAATCATCAATAGCTAATTGGTTAAACCGATCTGATTTAACAAGTGAGATTGCAAATGATTTTATTGTTCTTGCAGAAAAAGATTTTAATTCTAAATTAAGAATCAGAAAGATGGTTAATCAAACATCTTTAACTTTAAACGCAGAAACAGTTGCCTTACCTACAGGATTTTTACAAGTAAGGGATTTTTACATCTTAAGTGGTAGCACTAAATATTCCTTAACATATATGACTCCATCTCAAATGGATCAAGTTAAAGGTTCTTCAACGGTTGGTATGCCAACATCTTACACTATCTTAGGAGATACATTTAGATTTTCTCCTGTACCAGGTGATAGCTACACAGCTTATTTAAATTATTACAAAACATTTGATGCCTTATCAGATTCAAATACAACTAATTTCATTTTAACTAATCATCCATCAATTTACTTATATGGTTCATTGTATCATGCTGCTCAATTTTTAGGTGGAGTTGATCCTAATAGAGTTCAACAATGGTTACAATTGTACTCTACTGCTTTAGAAAGATTAGAACAAAATGATAGAGAAGATCAGTTTAGCGGTTCGCCTTTACAAATAAGATCAGACGTAACTGTAGCAGGTGCGTTTAATGAAAGTTATAAGGTATCAACAAATAACAATGGTTAATTAATATGCAAGTACCTTTTGGAGAATGGCTGCCAGATCAACCACCTCACCTTAATCCTGGTGCAAACGTTGCAACCAATGTTTATTATGCTGCAACTTCTTATAAACCCTTTCCATCATTAGTAACTTATTCAAGTAATGATTTAGGTGCAAACTCAAAAGGTGCAGGATCATTTAGATCAACTGGCAACGTAAGTTTTAACTTTGCTGCAACTCCAACTGACATATATCAATTGAGTGCTGGAACATTTACTTCAAGAAAATCTAGTTTAACAGGTGGTGATACAGACTTTTTTACATTCACACAATTTGGAGATTACATCATTGTAAGTAATGGTGTTGATGCTCCACAATATTATTTAATGGGTACATCAACTAACTTTGCAGACCTATCTTCTATCGCAACATCAGGAACTGTACCTATCTTTAGAACATCAGGTGTCATTAGGGATTTCTTAGTTACAGGAAACCAAACATCAAATAGAAACAGAGTTCAATGGTGCGGAATTAATGATTTAACAACTTGGGCTGAAGGAACTAAACAATCTGATTACCAAGATTTACCAGGTTCAGGTGGACAGATCGTAGCGATAACATCAGGTGAGTATGGTTATGTATTTAGACAAAACGAAATATTACGAATGGACTATGTTGGTGGTGCAACAGTATTTAGATTTTCTGTAATCTCTCCAAACAGAGGTGCAGTATATGGTAAGACAGTTTGCCAAGATAATCGTAGAGCTTTCTTTTATGCAGATGATGGTTTTTTTGAAATCAATGGAGATCAAGTTAAACCGATTGGTGCAGAAAAAGTAAATAGATTTTTTGATGTAGATTTAAACAAAGCCTTTACAGATCGTATCGTAGCAGCAGTTGACCCATTTAATCAATTAGCAATATGGTTATATCCTGGTGCTTCTAACACAGGAAACACAACAGGTATTTGTGATAAAGTAATCATTTACAATTATGTTACTGAAAAATGGTCTTTAGCTAATGCTAATGCTTCTACTATCTTTACTCAATTCGTAGGTGCTTATACTGTAGAACAAATGGATTTGATTTCTCAAAACTTAGAAAACATTAATATTTCCTTAGATACTCCATTTTGGAATGGTGGTCAGTTATATTTAGGTGCTATAAATGATTCTTATCAAGCAGCTATATTTTCTGGCGATCCTGGAGAAGTAGAATTAGAAACTACAGAATTAGAGTTGTTTCCAGGACTAAGAAGTGATATTACAGAAGTAAGACCAATTGTTGATGCACAAGCTACTGTAGCAATTTCAACAAGAGAAAGATTAGCAGATAGTCCAACTGTATCTTCTTATTCATCAATGGTAACAAGTGGTACTGTACCAGTTAGAAGTTCAGGAAGATATATTAGAGCTAATGTTAAGATTCCTTCAGGTACAGTTTGGAATCATGCTCAAGGCGTTGACTTTGTAGCTTCAAGAGCAGGTGGAAGATGACGGATAGAACTGATATAGATAATGTTCGATACAGTTTAGATACTCAAGAGTTCTTCCAAAGACAAATTGAAGAAGCAGTTAACGTATTGGTTAACGAAAAAAATATTGAAAACAACAAAGCATTTGCTTGGTTCATAGGAGATTAGATGGCAACAAATATTAAAGATTATTCAACAACACAAGCTAACAACACATCATTAAATTCCATTTTCGTTGGTGAAGGTATGTTACCTTCTAATCTAAACAATGCCATTAGAGCATTAATGAAGAACACAAGAGATTGGTTCAATGATGCAGAATGGATTGAATATGGAGATGGAAGTGGTGCATATACTTCTGCTTATGCTAGTGCAACATCTTTTACAATTGCAGGAGCAGATGTAACATCAGTTTATCATGCAGGTCGTAGAGTAAAAGTTATTGCTCCAACACCAGGAACTATTTATGGAACGATTTCATCATCTACTTTTTCAACAGATACTACAGTTAATGTTACTTGGGATTCAGGTTCATTATCTAATGAAGCTCTTACGAATATCTTTGTAGGTATCTTAAGCAAATCTAATAACTCATTACCAACAGGATTAATTACAGATGCACAAGTTGCTACAGGTGCAAATATTAATGCAGCTAAATTAGGAACAGGTGTAGTTGATAATACAGAATTTAATTATTTAAATGGCGTAACGTCAAACATTCAAACTCAACTTGATGCTAAACAAGCAACCATTACTGGTGGTGCTACAACGATTACTTCTTCAGACTTAACTGCAAGTAGAGCATTAACATCTAATGGTTCAGGTAAAGTTGCTGTATCATCTGTTACTTCAACTGAATTAGGTTATGTATCAGGAGTAACAAGTGGATTACAAACTCAAATAGATGGTAAACAAGCTACGATCACAGGTGCTGCTACTTCAATCACATCTTCTGATCTTACATCTAACAAAGCATTAACTTCAGATGGTTCAGGAAAGGTTGCTGCAAGTTCAGTAACATCTACTGAGCTAGGTTATTTATCAGGTGCTTCATCTGCCATTCAAACTCAATTAGATGCTAAGTTAGTTAAAGCAAATAATTTATCTGATGTAACTTCTGCACCTACTGCAAGAACTAATTTAGGTTTAGGAACAATGGCTACTCAAGCTGCAAGTAGTGTTGCGATTACTGGCGGTACAATCACAGGTATGCCAAGTCCTTCATCAGGAACTGATGTAACTACAAAAACTTACGTTGATGATTTAGTTGCAGGATTAAAAACAAGAATCATTACAAGAGTTGCTACAACTGCAAATCTTAATTTATCTACAGATTTAGAAAATGGAGATACATTAGATGGAATTACTTTAGTAACAGGAAATAAAATATTAGTAAAAGATCAAACCAATCAAACTCAAAATGGTATATACATAGTACCTGCAAGTGGAGCAGCAACTAGAGATCCTGATTTCGATACTGTTGCTGAACTTGCTGGTCAATTAGTAATCGTTCAAGAAGGTTCAACAAATGCAGATAAAATTTATTTATGCACAACCGATAATAGCGGAAGCATTGGTAGTGTTAATATTACTTTTTCTCAAGTACAACCATCTTTTACAGGTACTGTAACTTCAGTAGCTGTGGCAGATGCTGGTTCTTCAGAATTTACTGTTAGTGGTTCGCCTATTACTACTAGCGGAACTATCACACTTAGTGTAAA